GATTACGTGATTGTTTAGTTGGCATCCAGTTATTATTTCTATCTGTTACCAACTTTACGTTATTCAGATACCATCTAAACATCAAATTGTTATTAGTTACTACCTTACCGTCTAGCAACAATTCTTTTATATTTTGCATTGGCCCACCTAAAGTAGTAAAACCTTGTCTAACAACCTTAGTATTAAAACCGTATTGTTGTAATGATTGGTTTAAAAACAACGCTTTGTTAGGGTCATAATTGATTTGTTGAATTTTATATTTTTTAGCTTGCTCCACAAACCAATTATAAACATACTCATAATTAACATATTCTCCAGGAACAATTGTTAAATATCCTTGCTTTTCCCATTCATGTAAACGCTCTGGATTTTTGTCAATTCTGACTCTTTCTTCTGGAACAAATGACTGCATTTTCCAAAAAATAGAACCATCATCTAACTTAAATTCTAAACCAGTAGCGGTAAAGTCTTCCGTTTCTGATAAGTCATATCCACCTATACATGAACGTCCTAATAAAGTATCTTCATCAATCACACGCTTATTTTTATTAATAGTTTCAATTGTTACAAATGATAATTCATCAGTAGAACTAAAGATATTAAACTGTTTTGTCAGCCAAGTAGCATATTCAGCAGGAGTTCTTTTATCTTTGATGTAATCAGATATCAAGTTTACTGTATCCATTAAGCAAAGATTAGGATTAGCTTTAATCCATAGTTCAGGATCATCACTTTCTTCAACTTTATCTAAACTAGCCAAGTAATAGAATGTTCTTTCGTCGATATGAGCGTCATAATCTGATAAAACTTCTTTTCCGTTGTCTATAAAGTCCATTAAAGGACCATCTAAAACATATCCAGCAGTTGAAATATACATGATTAATGGTTGTAATCTAGCACCCCTGGCTTGCTTCATTGATGAAATTAAGAAATAATCTTTATATTCATGAATTTCATCGAATACGGCAAAGTGAACATTTTCTCCGTCTTTGTTGTTCTTTTCAGCAGACATAGGAACGATTGTAGAATTTGTTTTCGGAAATCTTATTTCAGAACGTGTTGTAACAAATCGTTTAGCCAAGTAAGGACTAGCTTCAATCATTGCTTTAGATTCATCATATAATTTCCTAGCTTGAGATTGAGCGTTTGCCAAAAAATAAATATTAGCTCCTCGCTCTCCGTCAAATCCAGCCATATAATCAGCTAAACCAGATTCTAAAGTAGTTTTACCATTCTTACGGCCAACAAAAACAAGCCCTTCACGGAATCTTCTTAAACCTGTATCACGATGAATCCAACCAAACATTGAACCAACAATAAAATGTTGCCATGGTTGTAAAATCAATTGAGCATTAACTGACTTTGACGGTTTACATTTTTTCTCAATAAACCTAATAGGCCTATGCGCTTTTTCTTCATCGAATACCCAAGGAAAATCTTCGTCGCCTTGTCTTTCCAAGTCTTTTAAGTGTCGTTTGCAAGCCAAAATAACATTTTTACCAGCTGGAATATCGCCTTCAACAACCATCTTAGCGTAATATGTTGTTAGAACTACTGGAGATGGTTTATCTAGATAAGCCCAACCTAGCATTGACTTTCTATAATCATTCCACCATTTTTCTAACTGAGTTTGATTATATTGTAAAATTTTAGAAGTCATCGTCATCATCACTTTCATCATCTAAGTGAATCGCTAATGACGCTCTAGCAGAAGGAGTTAATCCAAGCATGTTAGCATATTTAGTTAATGCTGCTGACGCATTTCTCTTTTCACGAATTAAAGGATTAACCCTACCGTCAATCATGTTACCAGTCTTTCTAATCTTACGTTTATAGGACAAATAATCATAATACGTATCGCAATATATTGCCAGGATATCCACGTCTACATCAGATAAAATTCCAGTTGGTTCCATAAGCTCTACAATACGTTTAAAGTTCTTTTTCGCTCCTGGCTCTAACCAGGAAGGTGCTTTTAAGTTATTAGATGAAATTTTTAGTTTTTCTTCATTCTTTTTACGTTTATAAATTTCTTTTTTTGTTAAGTTGTTAGGATTTCCTTCGTATAAATGCATCATCGCACTTTTGGCTGCTTGTGGCATAAAAATTAACTCCTTTCTTCCAGATTTGAATTACTTTTTTTAATTGAAAAACGAATTTAATTTACGGGGATATCTAACACCGTTGTTAAAACAACGTTTCTAAGCATTTTTGACCTAGGGGGGGGCTATAGTTTGAAGTCTGGATTTGCTTTAAAAACAAACACTTCACGTTTTTTTTCTTTCAATTTTCTGAACTTATTTTTATCTCTACTAGCCTTTTCTCTATGTTCTTGGTTGTGATGTTCCAAGCAGATAGTTTCAAGATTATCTAATTTTAATCTTTTACTAAAATCATCTTTAATAGGAACAATATGATGAACTGTATTAGCTGTTCTAACTATTCCTTGTTTCAAACACTCTTGACATAGGTAGTGGTCTCTAGTCAGTGCTTGCTTACGTGCTAACTTCCAAGCCTTGCTATGATAGAACTTGATGTACTTATCTTCATACATGCTAATCTACCCACTTGACTGTAGCATGGTAATTAATATCTTTACCTTTTAATTTATTGTAATCCATAGCTTTTAAAGATTCTTCTACCTTGGATTTAGATACAGCAATCAAAGCATTAACATACTTTCCATTGCTTGCTGTTGTATGACTTACTTCAAACGGTAATGCATCTAATCCTTTCATTACTTCATCGAATTCTTTTTCGCCCATTAACACAACCCTTTGTGCCATTAAATCCACCACCTTTTAATTTGATTTTGCTAACATCTCTACTATACTTACGCTTATGTTTCACTGGATGTTTCTTGTAGTGTTTCTCTAGCTCGCGTAACATCCTTAGTTCTTCATAAGTTTGGACTTTTCCGAAATCTATACTATCTTTCATAATTTTCTCCAAAATAAAAAGCCAGCCTGATAGACTGACTTAAAATATTATTTATACGCTTATCTTATTTTTTTTAACAGGATCACTTTCAAAAATCATAACTATTGATAATAATGAAGTTTGAAAAGCATACGTTATAAACACTCCGACAGGTGATAGGCTATGAAAATTACGTTGAACAAATAATACACTGCTTTTCACATCAAAAATACAAGAAATATCTTCTGCTATATATTCGTCAGCCTCTAAGTTCAAATTAACTAAATCATCTATGTTTTGTTTAGTTATAGCAATTCCATCATCCCTTAGCTTAGACATATGAAAATAAATCAATTTCATATCTGGATATTTTTTTAATGTATTGTCATCTAAAGTTAATTCCTCTACTTTGTCTATTCTCACAGGCACACCATAGAGTTCTACTTTTCTTTTATCATTTGGTTGAGCTGCTATTTTAAATAATAAATTAGATATGTCTAAAACATCTTTATCACCGCTACATGCTAAATATGCTTCAAATTTTACTAATTGTTGTTTTGAAACCATTAAAAATCCTCCAATAAAAATTTCTTTCTTAATGAAATAATACAACTAAAAAAGAGAGTTTTTCAACTCTCATACAGAAAAGTAATTTTATTGTAGGTTACTATCTAAAATAGCAATGATTTAAGCTAGACTTTATCATAATATATTATTAGATAAACTCTTTTAAAAATAACAGCAAAAGCAAAAATACATGGCTGTTTCTACCTTTGCTACAATACCATAATATTCCATTAAAGTACCGTTGCAACTCCGCTAACTTTCCGTTTGATTTCCGTTTTTCTTGATATATACATGCAAATTAGGACAATCTGGTTGTACTTCTAATCTATCTGCAAATTCATTTAATGCATTAATTTTTAATTCTGCATATCGAGTTTTTTCGTAATTCAATTTTTGCATTATCTGCCAATCATACATATCATCTAGATATTTAGCAATTAGTATTTGTTTATGAATTAAGCGACAGTTGTTTAAAGCTTTACTAACTCCAATTAGAATGCTCTTTGCTATATATGATTTAGATTCAAAATGATTTACTAAAATTTCTTCACTACCATTTTTAAAACTAGGTGATTTAGGCATATCATCAATCACTGGCGAACGTAAAAATGACGGTACTTCGTTTGCCATTCGTAATAATTTATCTAAATCTTTGTTAAAAAAATTCCTAACATTTCTAGCCGTTTGGACTTCGTCGACTGGCTCAAAAAGTTCCATATAGTCCATTTCTGCACTCTCCTTATGGTATAATTAATTTAGTTGATATTAGGTGGCACGTTTCCAAGAGAGCGTGTTTTTTTATTTACCAAGAAACAACATTAAAAACGCCATAAATCCAATGATTAATCCTACAATACCAATAGCTTCCTTCAAATCTCTGTACTCATCTTTATCACTAAATATAAATAATGTATAGCTTGAAAAAACATAAAATATGATTATAAGTATTATTCCCACTGCTATCACTTTGTTAATTGACATTCACATCACTCCTTAAAAATTATCATCATAAATGTTTGCTATAACAGATACCTTGACTTGTGTTTCAGCTGCATTATGATCCTTAGCTCTAACAATCATGTTATGCAGTTTATTGTTAATAAAATATTCAACCAAATATAATTTCATCTAATCAATCCTCCCTTAATCAAAATCGCTTGGCACTATATCTAATAAACCAAGTTGATTTCCTAAAACATCAAATTTTACTTTATAAGTATTAGGTTCTAAATATCTAAGCACTACTTTCTTTGTGCCTTTTTTATAACTTTCATCAGTACGATACGTTAACTTTAGAAAATTGATTTCTTTCTCTTCTTCATCGATATACAATTTCATATTGTCCATATCATCATCAGTAAATTCTATCCTGTATTTTTTAGCCATAATTTCGCTCCTAACGTTTATTTGTTATACCGGTATAAATGCCCTGCCACGCTCTCAAAACGTGTGATAGTCTCAAATCGTGCTAATGCAGGGCTGATAGCTACAGGTTTACGAAGAATATGTTACGGAGTTTTACTCCTCTCAATTTATTTATCCTGTAGCTTTTGTGTATTTAAAAAGATAAAGTAGGGTCAAACCCAAACGGTAGTAATACTGCTAAATTGCTACGGTATAAAATAACAGGAAAGGAAAACTCCACCTACCTTTTCTAATAAATTTTGTTTTGTGTAGCTCATCAACAATATCACTACCTATGACTTAACGTCCTTCTACAAACGCTAAGTCTATACACTTTTTAATTTCTATTTTCTTTTTGTTACATATCCTTGCTTGATAAGTTCTTCAAAATATCTAACCTGTTGCCATAAATAAGGATCATCGTTTGTGTCTCCTTGCCACGAAGATATGCGATTCATAGTATCTACTAAAGGATTAAGTGGAAAATCATATTCTGTCATTAATTCAGCTAATCTGTCTATTGCAGTAACTTTGTTATCCACAACTTATCAACACCTTTCTAAAGTTCATCATCTATTGAGTATCCAATAATATTTTCTTTGTTAAGATCAAAACACGATATTCTCTTTTTGCTTGTTTCATCATCAAAATGCTTGATTAAAAGAACTGATCTGCCATTTTCGTATAGCTCGTTTGTACTTGAAACATTGTCAAAATATAATGTCTTTCCATTTACTAAAAATATCTTTACTTCTTGGCTATTATTTTTCTTATGTTCTTTAACTTCTGGTTTTGGCTCAATAATTCCATTTTTATAAAGAAAATGCTTTAAATACATTTTATGCATTTCTTCATCATTCATCTTGATTCACACCTATCTAAGTTTTCTTGATATTTTTTCTAATGTTAAAAATATTGACATCAGCATTAAGGCTGTAACTTTACTAGCTACACTTTCTTTTGATAAAGCCAATTCAATAGTTAAACCTATTAGAGTAATTTCTATAATAATATCTAATATTTTTGTAAACATACCTTCTCCTTAAAGTACGTTTATTTCTGCGTTGACTAAAACATCGTCTTCGCTTCCGACATCATGATATAAATCGTCCATTGTCTTATAAGCTCCAAATATACAGTTAGTGCTTAGGTTAACTGCAAAAAGTTCTCCTTTTTCGTTATTTGCTATAAGATATAAAAAATCACTGCTACTCCTAATAACATTGCCAACTTGATGTGTTTGCTTAGTGCTGTTGCTTTTATAATTAATTTTCATTTACTCATCTCCTAAATCGATACCTAAAATCATGGATAAAAGCATTAGCTTGTCTTCTTCTTTCAAATTTTCCAAAATAGTGTATACAGTAAATAGCACGTCTTTTCTGCTACCAAAAACATTAGTTGCGACTCCTGTACCTTTCCCTAACGCTATTACTCCTGCTTCATAGCCTTCTTTTTTCAATATTTTAGCTATTTCAGTTGCTTGCTCCTGTATTTTTTTAACTTTTTTCATATCTACTTTCTTCTGATAATTCATGTCATTTTCTCCTCGTCTGTTTACGTTTTTTTTAAAAAAAAGGTAAACTATTAACATCACACGTTATAGTTTTTATTTTTTCTAAAATACTATTCTTCTTCAAACTCAATCTTGCTCAAGTGTTTAACTACTATACTTATAACTTTTCCAATAACTGCTAAATCTTCCTGTTCGATGAGTATGCTTGTATGAATATCAAATACATTGTATTTATCGCTACTAATCTCTACCATGCTCGTTTTGTAATTTATAAACAAATTTCTAAACTTTTTTTCTTGAAATTCATCATCCAAAAAATAATCATTTTTGTGGCGGTCATAAATTATCAAATCTAATTCTTGATACACGTCTTTCGGAAACTCTTTCTTCAAGTCTTTGAAAATATTATTGATATTTGTGTTCATAGTTTTTTTCTCCTTTTGACTCAATTTATATAATCGTGGCAAATCAATCTAACTTAATTTTGCTTATATGTTTCATAACAATACTTAAAATCTTTCCAATTTCTCTAAAATACTCAGATTTTATATAATTCTCATCTTCGATTTCCCAGATTTCTTTATAATATCTTTTAATAGTGATAGTTTGACCTTTGTAACAAACTTCTAAATCAAATAAAAGTGTTTCATCAAAATCAGTGTAGTCATCATAGTTGCCTTTAAAATCGAGAGCATCAACTGTCAACCCATCATACGATCCAAAATCTTCTGGAAATTCACGTTTTAGTTCTTTAAACATGTTCTCAATATTTTCATTCATTCTTAAATGCCTCCTAAAGCTTACTGCTTGTTTTCTATCTTCGTTTACGTGTTTTCTTAACTTGTATCTGACCCTACTTGTACGCATCACCCAACCACTATTATATTCATCCATATCGTGTTCTTTTCCATTGATATCTACATGCATCTTTGTTTGTAGTTTAGGAGGATAGGATGGTCTTTTACCCTTTTCTGGTAGAACACCGATATTACCATGACTACTATCACCAGCACCATAGATATACTTTAATATCTTTTTCCAATCCATTATTCATCGCCTAATTTAATTTCTCTATTCTCAATGTGCTTATAAACGTCAAAGTACACTTCATTTTTATCGCCATTGTAAGTTATCTCGTAATACATGCCATCTTCCACTGTGGTAGACAATAGTGCTTTGTTGTTCTGTAAAGTCCTATTCAGCCACACTACATACACATCATCTTTACTAATATTCACTTGTGGGTTAATGCTAATTAAATTCATAAATGCAGCATAATTAACCACATATTCTTTACATAATTCTACAAATTTCCCGTTATCCATGCTATTTTCTCCTTTAGCTCAATTTTTCCAATCGTTACAAATCGATTCATTTTAAATGTCTTTTTCTCAATCCCAATGAACATTTAATAATTCAGCTACTTCTTGGTTTTTAGGTAACTCAATTACTTCTGAAAATCCTAAATAATTATCTGTATCATTTCTGATAAAAAATGCTCTAGTAGCTTTTCTTGATAAAGAATCACACTGAGTTATTGAACCGTTCATTCCACGGATTGCCATGTTAAAAATTAAGAACGGAATTGCTCTATCAGATAATTCTTCTGCTTGATACCAATATGCTCGTGGGTCATAGGTAAAGATTGGAGATGTTAGGAACTTAATTAGTGGATTATCAGTATCTGGACGCTTATATAATGGATTCTTTAATCTATCATTCCACCATTTAGCAATTAGCATTGAGCCAGTACCTGCTGCAGGCTCGTAATAAGTGCTCTTGCCTTTCCCAACTAATTGAGCAACTAAATTAGAAATTGAACTAGGTGTAAAGTCCTGTTTCTTTGACTTTCTTTCTGCTTGTTCATCGCCAAAATATTCTTGAAACCATTCATAACTCATATCAGTTTCGATTTCTAAAAATTTTTCAAACGTTTCTTTACGCTTTTTAGGATCTAGCATTAAATTCATCATTTTTGTTGGAGCTTTAAAAGCGTCATCTATTTCTAAAATTCCATTAACTGTTTTTACATCAAATTTCATTATTTGCTCCCCTTAAACCATTAGTTTTTTTCACAATAAATACATTTCCTATTCGGAGTTAATAACAGTGAATTAAATTTTATTTGATTTGTATTACCACAAGTCTTACATTTTATGTTGATTTTTGTTGAATTTTCTAAAACGTAATCATCAGCTGTCATTTCAAAATTAGGGTTATTTGCTTGAATTTCCTTGAATTTTAGCCTATCGTTTTGTATCTTGCATCCTTTACATTGCCTATCTTTATTTATCCATAAAGATTGTAATCTTAGATTTTCAGAAAACCCACAAGTCTTACACTTCAAATTGATTATTGATGATTTGTTCATGCTTTCATCATCAGTAGTCATTTCAAAATTAGGATTTATTGATTTTATTTGTTCAAATCTCTCTATCCAAAAATTTTCTGTTCTTGAAGGCATGATTTTGAAATCTGGATCTTTACCTTTTATTGGTTCTCTAAATTTTGTCATATCTTAGAAACACTCCTCATAATTTGTTGATTATCTCTAACCCTTTCCGTTTCCAGTCTATGAATATAAACTTCTCTAGTTACCGAATCGTCAACGTGACCTAACCTTTCAGCAACAGCACGACTATCAATACCTTGACTAACTAAGTAAGTAGCATGCTCATGTCTTAATCCATGCAAAGTTATAACTGGAACTCCTGCATATTTACAAGTTTGTTCTAGTTTGTTATTAAGTGATGAATTATATTGGAATCCTTTAATTGACCCAAAGATACTTTCATCTTTATCAGCACCTTTAGCATTTCTCCAAAACATGTATATAACTGCATCATCTACTGGAATTGTTCTAACCGAATATTTATTTTTAGTGCTTTTAAATCTTCTTGAAAAATTTTCATCATAAGCACCTTTCTTATAATCCAAAGTCTTGTTAATAGATATTGTTTTCTTCTCAAAATCAATATCTTCTAATGTTATTCCTAGTAATTCAGCAAATCTTAAACCTGTTTTTAGTAAAATCAAAAAGAAATGTGCATAAGATGAATTCAAATGTTTTAAAGTATTTACTAACTTCTTCATGTCATCAAGTTCCATGAATTTAGGTTTCTTCTTATTGGTTACTACACCTTTAGGAATTTGAGCATCATAAGTAACATCTCTGTCTGTTAATCCATCAACGTTATAAGCTCGCTTTAAAGCCCAAGCTAATTGACGGTGAAAATCTGTTATAGTAGCTTTTTCATGATTTTTTCCAAACTCATTTAAGATTTGTTGATAATCATTTGCGTTCATATCTTGCAAATACAAATCAGGGCAAATTTTTTTCAAGTGTCTGTGAGTTAAACAATATTTGTTATACGTTCTTTCTCCTACTTGATTAAGTTTGTACGTATCTACCAAATTTATGAAATAATCAGTGAATAATATTTTCTTTCTTCTTCCCAAAATTAATCACTTCCTAAATTCTTAGTTATCCTTTTTATCTTTTGATCCAGCTCAATCTGAGCTACTCTAGCTTTGAATAATTCTGGCGATTCTGAACGTAAACTTTTAAGGTTCATTGCACCGTTCACACTCTTTTTAATGCAAGCCAAGTTATCAATATTTAGGTTTGACTTATCTCCGTCTATGAATGTGATAATATATCCTTTTGGTAATGGACCGTTATGTTGTTCCCAAATGTGTACTTGCTTAGGTTTCCATTTATCATATCTAGAACCATCCATTTTTACTTTAACCATCACATATCCCTTAATTTTAAATTCACTACCTAAAGGTTTTTCATTATGAACACTATGTCCTTTTTTGAACCAATATTTTTTAGACTCAGGACTTACTAAAATACCATTACGAATATTACGTTGATAGCATGCATTTTTCATAGCATCCACAGTCCAAACAAAATCAGGGAATTCTTTTTGAAATAACTCAAATACTTCTTTCCACGGTCTACCTGGAACATTGACTTTTAACCAATTAATTATCTTTGGACTCAATCTTTTTGACATGCTTTGCCTCCAATACATCAGGTGTTTCTATATCTCCAGTTATATCAGCTCGCAATTTCATAACTCTATATGATAAATCAGCACTTTGAATAAGTTTATCTGATACATTACTGATAGCTTTAGCTCGTTTTAATTCTTCATCTAAATTCAAGCTATCATCATTCAAACGCTCTAATTGTTCAAACAAAATATTATTCAAATCTTCCATTTTGTTCCTAACCATATCATCAACTCCATTAACTTTAATTTAATATCGATATTAAAGCGGATAACGGGATTCGAACCCGCACTTCCAGAATGGAGATTCTGGCAGTCTGCCATTAACGTATACCCACATAATTACCACTAATACGTGGTAATATTTTTTAATTACTATTTATTGCTTCTTCTAGTTTTGTTTTCTTGTGACTCGTACTGATCTACATAACAATCAACATTTGCTTTAGCATAGGTTAGAATAAAGATCACAACCAACTCCATAAGCCACATACCAAATGTTTCAAAATCAAAGAAATAAAAAATTCCTAAAACAAACGTTATGGTATTTGCAAAAATTGTAATAACCAGTAAACAAGTTAATAACTTACTAAGTGTTTTCATCGCTCTTGCTCCTGTTTAATTCTTTCTCTTCAAGTTTCCACATCTCTTCTTTAATCTTTCTTTCTAACAATTCAGCATCAAACATATCTTTTGAATAAATGAAATCAAAAATATTGATATTTCGTATAGAAAACATTGAAGTAAGTAATCATCAAAATGGAATGCACTTATAATTGTTGTTATGACTATTGCAAAAACTGAAATAATCATTAACCAACCTAATAATTTACTCAACATCTTCATCTTCTGTATCTCCTAACTTGTAATCAACTGTCAACTTAGCTTTGACTAATCTATCTGACACGCTCCTTATATTTTCTTCTAGTTTCTCTAATGTTTTGAACATCAATGATGATACTTTGGACGTTTTTAAGGAGACAAGAAAATACTTTCTTTCACCCAGCGCTAAAGGAGTTTCACACACTAAATAAATTTCCCCTCTATATTCAATTACATTTCCAACTTTATAAATACTTTCTTTGTTTTTATAATCTTCATTTTTATATTCAATTTCCATTTTTAGATCTCCTTTTAAATTCCTATAAAATCTGTTACATCATAATCAACACTTTGCATCACGTCATAGAACTCAACTATCTGCTTACCTTTACGATTAGTACGCTCGTGCCTTGTATTTACGTTTTTGGTTAATCCATAAATTTTCATCTTAAAATCATTAGCTCGTGGCACTACTACTTCAACTGGTACACCGTACTTTCTAGCAAACAAATTAAATCTCAGCTTGGCAGCAGTATCAGCTCCAAATTGTGTATTAATACTTGTTTTCACATCATATACATGTTTGATTTCTCCGTAATCATCAAAAATTACAAAATCTGGAGCATAACTAATCCTAGTTAAATTAACCCCACCCATAGCTACTTTATCTTTAATTACGTAACTAGGGTGAACTTCGTATTTATACCCGCTATTCTGGATAAATTTTTCATAGAATTTAGCTTCTTTTTGACTGTCAAAAGTAAAACTACCAATCGTTACTTTTTTTGCTGTATGGTTCATTTTGACGCTCCTCTAACGTGATGTTTTTCTTCAAACTTTTGGATGATTTCTTCTTTTCCATCTTTTTTGCCTTTTTCGTAAGAAATTCTGCATGATTCATTGATAGCAGTCTTTGCTTCTTCTATTTTCTTATCAAAAATTTCAGCCGCTTCTTGAAAACTTGTAACTTCCTTTCCACTTTTACCAGTTTCTCTAGCCCATGCTACAATTGCTCTTCCAAAGTCAGGAAAATAACGTCTCTTTTCTGTTCGTTTGCCGTTTTTATTAATTCCTAATTTTTTAGCTAAAATAGCCGTATTGTAGCTATTATCAGTAATATAATATTTTTCGTCTAATTTGATATTGATACTCATTAATTACACTCCTTAAGCTAGAATTGTGATTTTACCTTTTTTGATTTCATCTGAAAGTTGGTTTCCCAAGTATTTTTTGATATTTAAGATTGCTTGATTTCTCCAAGCTCCACCATCAGCTTCAAAGATTGCTCCTTTAGGTCCGTCTTTCATTCTAAAGATAAACTTACTTTCAGGCTGTTCCACTTCAACAAAAGTACGATAAGGTATTAGAGTTACTGGGTTAGGAACTTTAACATCTGCTGCTGATGCAACTCCCGTTTTGATTGTTACAGCTTGACTTACACCATCATCACCAGTTGTTTTTACGTTGTCTTCTTTGAGATTTCCAACGACCTTTAATAGAATTTCACGATCAGGATTTTCAACAAAGATTGATTGCAATGCAACGTTAAACTCTTCCATATCATAAAATCTGTCAAACCAAAAGTCTGGTAGAATAGCCTCAGCTATTGCTAATTCTTCACGTCTGCCATCAGGCTTTAATGTGCTAACTAAATGTACAGATTTGTGACTAGCTATGTGTAAATATAACTTCTCGTCTGTTCTATCCAAATTAGATTTAATGTAATCTACCAAGCCTGATAAAGTGTTAATTTTCAACGCATTTTCAGCTAGATATCTAAGTGCTATATATTGTGGATTACCATTTTCATCAATCACATAAGATTGATTATTGATACTTACTACTCGTTCTTTAGGATTGATTCCTTGTTCTGCTAAATATTTCAATGCTTCTTTTGTCAAATCCATGTTATTAACCTCTCTTTTCTTGTAAATCAATTATTTTGCTACTCTTTTTCTCGACATCTTCAACTTTCTCGCCAGTATCTGTCCTTACATCGCCTTGTTCATCGATATAAGTTTGACCCTTAACACCAGATTTTAGTTCACTAGCTGCAATCATTCCTGTGTTTAGATCACGTCCAGTCATGATCTTGGTTGTAACTGGTGCTGCTGGAGCTAATTTACTAGAAACATTAATTGACGCTTTAACTTCGTCATAGTCTGCATCTGGAACAAAATCTACTTTGACGATTAAGCTACGTTTCTTTGTTGGATCAGCGTTAGGGTCGTTGATATTGTTAAAAATATCGCTCAACTCACGCTCGATTAGTTCCTTACCTGCACCTTCTGCCAATGTATCAATGCTAAAATCAATTTTCACTCTTGCCATTTTTATTACCACCTTTTAAAAATTCTTATTATTTGTGTAAATCAGTTTCCTTTACAAAAACACCGTTGATTGTCTTGCCTTTTCGGTCTTTGATTACGTTGTAAGCACTGTTTAGACAATCTAGTAAATCAAAGTTCAAATCTTGAGCTAGAATAATTAAAGTAACTAAGATATCGCCTAAGCTATCTTCAATCTTTTCTTTATCGTTTTTGTTGACCCCTGCTGATATTTCGCCTAATTCTTCAGTAACCTTAGCTAATTGAGCTAGTCCAGTTAATCTATCTGGTTTAATCATATTTCTATCTTCAGCCCATTGGATAATTGCTTCATGTAATTCTTCAAACGTCATAGCTTTTGTTTTATTAATGTGTTGTACTAATCCATCTGGCAAGCCCATTAAATAAGCCACTGGCACATCATAGTAATCAGCTAACTTAACCCATGTTTCACGTCTTGGCTCGCGTTTTTCAGTTTCGTATTTTTGCAATGTGTTTTCTGCAATTCCTACCGTATAAGCTACTTCTTTAAGTGTTAATCTCCTGTTTTTTCTCAAAATTCTTAATCTATTCATTTTGCCTTATCTCCTTGTATGCTTGTTCATAAAGAGTTGCTAACTCTACTTGTTTCTTTTCAAATTCAGTAGCTTCTTTCAATTTCCCTTGATATTTAATCTGTAGTTGCAAGATAAACTCTTCACCATCTTCAATGAATTTCCAACCTTGCAACTTCTCTAGTTCAGCTACTGAAATTGCATCCCATACTGCTTCAATTCTTTTGTCGTTATACATCTTGATAAACTTTTCCATTTTTACTTTTACAATTGGTTGTTTATCTGCTGTATTATCTACTATTCGTTTTATTAATCTCGTATAGTAGGATGCTTTATTTAAATAAACCTCAACTGCTTTTGATTGTTGATAGCTATTTTCAAGCATGATTGCTTGAAATTCGTTATAGTCCATATAACTCATGTAGCTTCACTGCTCTCTTTAAAGAACATATACTTTCCGTCAAAGTAATAATTTATATCTCCAAGTTGACCTTCACGATTTTTCTTGACTGATAGCCTTACTATTGACTTATTTTCTTCATCAGGACGATACAAAAAAGCAACCACATTACTATCTTGTTCAATGCTCCCTGATTCTCGTAAATCAGATAATAATAATTCCTTTCGCTTTTCAGATTCTCGATTTAATTGTGATAATGCTATAACTGGCACATTAAATTCGTTAGCAATTATTTTTAGTTCTCGTGTTATCTGCCCAACTTGTAGCCAACGATCTTGACGATTATTAACTTTAACTAAACCGATATAATCAATGATTGCTACATACTTATTAGGTTTAGCTTTGGATGCATTCTTTCTGATCACACCAAGAATTCCACCAAGATTCAGGATCCTATCATATATTCTCAACTTATGACTTTTCACCCAATCAATTCCATTTGTTACCATAGAGGTAAAAGCTAGATCTAAGTTATTTGAAGGATTTTTCAATTTCTGACTATCAACATTTGCACTCCTCGAAATGAAACGATTAAGCATCTCACGTTTGTTCATTTCCAAGGTAAAGAAATCCACTTGAACTTCTGGATCACTCATCATAATTTGATATGCAAGATTAACCGCATAGGCAGTCTTACCTACTGCAGGTCTAGCACCAATTGTAAAAAGCATAGATCCATACAACCCGCCAGCTAATAAATCATCTAACCTTTTAAAACTCTTGATTCCTGCTGGTTGATTAGTTGCTAGCCTTTCCTGTAGTTCTTCAATTGCTCCATCAAGTTCCCCATTGTCATCTTCTTCATCAATTTTTGATAACTCAGAAATTGCTTCTGATAGATTAGCTAGTTCCTGTTTTCTTGGTGACTGTTTATAAACATCCATACTAAGTTCTAAATTACGTTGAGCATACATCTTGTGTAGTGACTTAACGTCATTGTCAAAGTTAGCATCCGTTACAAATTGACCTTGCAAATCTACTAAATGCTTATATTCAATACTTCCGTCATTAACCATCTCAGAATAGATATTAAACAGAGTACGCTCTTGAACTTCTAATTTTTGAATAGCTTCTACAATGTTTCTTAATCTGATATCTTCAAACCACTCATAGTTAATGAATGTACTATCTGCTAAATCAGGTTTATTCAGTAGGGCTTCCACCACCCTTAACTCTATTTCATTCAAGTCTTTCTAACTCCTCTCTTATAGCTCTATTTCCTTCAGTATCACTTTCATATATTTCTGGATGTTCAGATGCATATAACCTAAGTTGATACAATCGTTCCTCTTCTTCTGTTCGCTCTGGGCGGCGGGCGGAACTGGTGTTACTTTTCTTTTTTTGTGGTTCAGAGGAGATTTCTACTTCCTGTATATACTTATCAAAATTACTTGGTCTTAATAATGTTGTAAGCACTATATACTTCTTCATCTTCTCATTATCTTTCCACTGATTAGCTTTAAACTTAATTACTTTAATTAGTTCTTCTTCTGTATATCCATCCGCTAATCTTGCATGTATTAATTTTCTATTATTAGATGAATTCCTAAAATTAGTATTAGCTACTTCATTTATTGAATTAATGAATTTAGAATAGTTAAACCTATTTTTATTATTTGATTCACTATTATCCTTATCTGATATATTTATATTATTAATACTTGTAATATTCTCTTTAACCTTTTCTTCTATAGGGGTATGGAACTTTTCTTCTATACCCTCTGTAATTTTTCTTCCATAGGTACTAACATTTACTTCAATAGGGTTCGTGATAGGGTATATCTTTCTTTTATTTATCTCTTTTGAATTTTCTTTATAATAAATTTTAATTTCTAAATACCCATACTTTTTTAAATTATTAATCCAAGTTGAAATAGATTTTTTAGACACCTCATATAATTCTGAAAAATAACTATTCGTTGCAGTACAATATCCATATTTATTAGATAAAGCTGTTATTTCACTAAATAGCAACTTCTCATTTGCTTTTAGTCTTTTATCGTATCTAACATTTGCAGTTAAAATAGAATAATAATTAGGTTTCTCTTCCATATTTATCACTCCTTTCTGTATTCAAACAACTCTCCTGGTGTAACATCTAGAACTGAACACAACGTATCAAATCGTATCTAGCTTAATCATTGACGTTTTATCGTAATAAAGTTTGGTTAAAGTGCTTCTTGAAATTCCAGTGCGTTCATGAAGTTCCTTTATCTTGATTCTTTTCCTACCCATGATTGTGGATAAATTGTTAATAATCATATTTGCCACTCCTTAAAGGGCTTCTCACCCTTTCGGCAGTCTTAGCTTACTGGCTCTCGTAATTTCCTTTAACACCTAATTTCTTAAGTGTTTCAGCATCAAGTTTTATTCCATTGATTGGTACGTGATATAGTTCTGCAAACTTCTCAGCACCTAACTGATGATAATTCTCATGATGTGTTCTACACAGTGGCATTACGTACTTTTGTGTATGGTCTACTTTTCTTCTATCAACGCCCATTCCCACCGTATCTAGGTGATGAATGTCAGCAGAATCTCCACAAACTAAACATCTTCTATGTCTGCAGCACTGATAGATAAAATACCGTTCCTCTCGTGGCAACTGTTTATAGCCTTCCTTGAAAGGCACGTTCCACTCAAACATGAAATCAATTACCAAATCTATCAGCACGTTCACATCACTTACACTTGTTTTAGAACTATCTGCCAAACTGATCTCTTTGCCTGTATACGCTGAGTATTGAAGATAGAACATATCCTTGATGTACTCTTGTGGCATAACAGACCATTGAACTATGTCGTTAATAAGTGCAAAGAATAGTCTTCTCTGCTTTGCTCTAAGTTTTCGTCTATCTGCAAGCTCCCAATCAATATAGAATTCATCCTTAGAACCACTAACTGTTTCTATGTGATCCAGATTTAACGGTTCTATTGGTTTCACTGCTATCCATTCTTCGTCGTCATGAAAGAACCTGTACGCTCTAGCTCTCTCCATGTTCTAGCTCCTAGAATGGCAAGTCCTTGTCTGGAATATCTATTGTTGTTGAGTTCTTTGCGAATGGATCAGTATTTTCCAATGTAGTTTGTTCAAACGGATTCGTTGTTGCTTGTTTTGATTGATTAGAGTTTCCAAATGGATTTGTGCTTGTTTCAGCTGGTTTTTTAGTCCCATTTGGTCTGAACACCCCATTGGGTTCACTCTTTTCTTTTAATTCTTGCTGACTCTTAACAGCTAAATGATAATTACCATTATTTCCTTCTTCCCAGTCAACATTAATATTTAATTGCTTACCTTTAATACCTTTTACAAATCTTTCTAACGTCATGTTGAAATTAGTTCCGTCTGGGAAACCTAAAGCAGCAGTTAGTGTATTAAACCTTTTTAGTGAAAGTTGCATAGCTTCTTCTGAGCTTTCATCCCACACTATGTTGTGCCATTTAATTGATCCACCAGCATACTTACCATCTAGAACTTCATAATCTAAGACAGCCATCTCTTTACCTGTTTTAGATTTCTTAGCAACTGAACTATCCATGATCTTTACGTTATAACTACCTGCTTCTTCTACCATCTTTCCAAAAACTTTACTTGTATCACTTGTAAATCCAAAACTCATTTTATTTCTCCTCTACTTTCTTTTCTTCTTTGACTTCTAATAAATCTTCTGCATGTATCAAGGTTCTATCATCTATTCTGTTTTTACCTTGATTACCTTGTTCTGGGTCGCAATCTATCCATCTACTACCATCTTTTTTGTAAATTCTTCCGACAAAATCAAACATTGATGTAAAAGCATTGAATGTTTTGTCATTCATGTCTGGATTATATCTACCCTTATCCAAGTTTCCTTTGTTATCTATCTCATGAGCAGTAGCCAACACTGTTAAACCACTGTTCCTTAAATACATTCCTTTTTCTCTAAACCATAACTGTAATTTTTGATAATTTTGACGTCCGTCTCTTGATTTACCGTCAATGTTTTCCAACACTAAATTTTGTAGTGCTGACATGTTATCTAAGCAAAGAATTTCATATTTATCTTTGTTAGCAACGGCATATTCAAGTATTTCGTCTACTTTCTCTTGAATTACTTCTTTGTCCGATTCTTCAAGCATTCCTACATCAGTATCTTTACGACCAAGAACAACATTAGTTGATAAGTCAAAAGATATTAGTAGTTTTTTGCCTTCAAATTGATTCAAAAGGCTAGTTTTACCAGTTCCACCAGCTCCATAAATGAAGTACAAGTGTGGTTGTTCTGGAACTTTGCCATCTGGGTAAAATTTCAAGTCTATCACTCCTTTGGTTTCCACATATAAACACTGTCTTTGCTGACTTTTTCAGCCAATTTCATAAGTTCATAGTCTTTTTTAGTCATGCTTAGTCCTCCGTACTGATTACAATCTTGTCTGGTTGCTCTTGAATTTGAACACCGTCAATAACTTCTCCAGTGTTAGTATTTACAACCTTATTTCCAACAACTGATAGACCATCTAAGCCTTTCTTTGCTGATTTTTTGAATAGTCCCTTTTCTAATTTAGGAACGCTTGTTACAAATTCAGTATCTTTTAGCACATCAACTAATTTACTTTCCTCGTAAATCCATTTAGGTTGTTGCTTTCTTGAAGATAATTTTCCATTAGGGCTACTGAATTTAAATTTAGGGTTCTTAACCCTTTCGTTTGTAAAGTATTCTTGCAATAATCCTTCAAAATATTCTTTGGATTCGTTAGCTTTAGAGTTCTCACGTTCTAACCACTCATCAATACGTTCGTGATTTTTATCTGCTAACTTTTTATTTTGATTTATCGTTTCATTTGTTTCTCTTAGCTTGTATAAAGCCCAATCTGCTTTCTCTGGACTATCTACGATAAATCTATCTTCTGTAACTTCTGCTTGCTCTAATTCGTCTAATTCAGCCATTGTTATTCTCCTTGTGTTGTTTCATTTGCATTTTTGTTAGATCCATCATCACTTTTACTTTGGTTCTATCTGATTTGTTAAAATCATATTTGTTAGCAAAATAAAAACCTTTGATGAATTTGTATTTATCTTCAAAATTATCTATCGCTTTCATTGTTTTTAGGATATAATGAAAGTTGGGTAGAACATTTTGATGTTTATTTGAGTCAGTGACTGCAATCACTGACTTTTTTATTTCCACCAATTTAATCACTTCCTTTCATGTTCATCTTCATCGCCCCAATCGAAGAATGTTCCATCTTGGATTGCATCAAGCATTGGAGCTAACATCAACCCCAATAGGACACCTATCAACAATATTGATAATTCAATCATTTTGATTCCTCCTTAATTGATGCTAAAACTGCTATAGCTAAAACGACCCAAACCGCAAAGCCAAAGCCAATATACAAGTGACCCATCCCAAAACTTAATCCACTAAAGAAAATTCCAACTAAAGCACTTAAATTTACAAATCCTTTACCTGCGTCCATCACTATCTACTCCCTTTCTTCGTTTCCATAATCTGTACAGGTCTACACAACCCGCATAAGCTATTAACAACAAAATTCCATACACACACCACAAGTTATTGCTCATCATTCCAAATAGCCCTCCTTATAGCCATTTCGATTTCTTTATCAATCTTGACTTTTGACAAATCTTCAATGATGTTGCCATTTTTGTCATAATTAATAACTTTGAACTCTCTAGCTTCAGTCATCTTTATCACTCCAATCATTGAATTTATCCTTAGCCCAGCTCACACCAACAAACACAACTATGTAAACTAGGCAAGCAACTATAACTGCCAGGATAGGTTGCATCTAGTCAGCCCCTTATCTTCTTCAAGATACAAATCTTGCATACCAGGCAAGTCACACATTGAATACAAGGTTTCTCTATACATTTCCTTGTAGTCGTCAATCGTGGAGTCAACACCGTTAGTTTTCATGGTTGCTCCTTTTTCGCTAAGTTCTAGCATGAATTTAATAGCTTCTCTTACGTTTTCGAATTCCATTACTTAACATCTCCTTAAAACAAGTTCCCTTGAGCATTTGTTTTTTCGATTTCATCTTTAAGCTCGAATGGTGGATACCAGTTGTTGATATATTCTTTAGCTTCATCAAATCTCTTCATTGGAGTATCAACATATTGATTTACATCAAAACGATGTCGATAAGATTTAAATAATTCGTTGTAGAGTTTTGAACGTAAGCTCCTGTCTTGATATGAATTACTTTCGCTACCACCACAAACTTGAATGATTTTCTTGTTTCTAGCTTTTGTTAATTCCTTATTTCTAGGACTGGTTAAACCAGACAAATTCATTAGGAAATTAACTTTTTCATTTTGTTCTTCAATCTTCTTATCTTGGTCTTTCATGACGCTATAAAACATTGTTGACATCTCAGCTAGATTTGTTGGTAATCTAAATTGCGTTTCTTCTTTAATTTTCTTTTCCATTTGATTAAATGCTTCAATGTACTTAAGCTTGAACTCCATAGCTTTTGAACCTGTATATCCCATTGCTATCAAAGTGAACCCGTCTCTATTCATAAAGTAAATTCTTCGATTACGTCCGTATGAGTCTGGTTCATTGCTTTCAAAAAACATCTGTCCAAAATTGGACACATCTTTTAAAGCATCAATATCACGTAAAACGTGTTGATGTTTCTTTTCAAAAACTTCTGCCAAAGCCAAACTTGTTGTAACGACTTGCTTGTCGTGCATGATTACTAATTCGTCCATTCCAATTCCTCCTTATTTAATTCTTAAATCTGAAATGATTTTTAAAATGACTCGATTTCCTCTAGGCGTTATCTTTCGCCCAGTTAAAAAGTCGGACATGTCTTGTTTCTTGATACCGTATGTAACGGCTAATGAAGTAACTGAAATGTCATTTTCTTCAAGGTACTCCATAATCTTTTCTCTACCTGGCTTTGTTTCTGGCACTTTAATCACTCCTTTCTTAATTCCTACCCACCCACCCTACTAAGTAAGTTTTGAAGTAAGCTTTAAATAGAACACTTTTTATGAAAAAATATTGACTACTAGCCCACAATAATGTACTATTAAAGCGTAGTTAATAAGTGCAACAAATAAGGCTCATAATCAATCTTGGCGGAAATAATTATGCTCATATCGTTGCTTATTAACTGACAACTTAACTTACAAGAAATAGTATATCCCATAATAATGTGATAGTCAACAAAATTATCCAATTATTTTATACTTTTTTTCTTGTCTAGCTTTTTGGAAAGGACGATATTGCTATTATGACAATACTTGAACGTATCCAGGAGCTTGCAAAGAAAAGAGATATTACTCTAAAAGAATTATCCTTAGAACTTGGTTTTAGCAAAAACTACCTATATTCTCTAAAAACGCAAGCTCCTTCTGCTGATAAACTATCGAAGATAGCTGACTATTTTAGAGTGTCTACTGATTACTTGCTTGGCAGGTCCGATGATAAATACGACTTGTCACCACAAGAAAAAATTGACATAGGTATTGAAGCTGAAAAAATGATGAAAGGATTGAATGACGAAGGCTCTATAAACTTTTATGGAGAGCCAATGAGTGACGAAGATAAAGAAGCTACTTTATCAGCTCTGAATTTATTAATGACTATTAATAGAAAGAAAGCTAAGAAAAAGAAAGATATGAATTAGGCGGTGATTGTGTGGCATTAAAAGATGACGTCAATTCATTAATTGAACTTTATGAAACTTGTGACCCAGAACAGATTTTAAAATGCATGGGTGTAGCTATCTGTAATACAGACTTACTACCGCCTAGCACTTTAGCGATGAAAGTTACAAGTGACAAGGAAACAACAATAGGTATTTTAGATAGTTTGTCTGAGCATACTAGAAAATTTGTTTTAGCTCACGAACTAGGACACGTTATAGAACACGCTAGTTGTTCTACTACATTCTATAGGTCTTTTACTTCTGGCTATGATGTGCCTAAGATTGAAGCAGGAGCTAATAGATTTGCTTTCTATCTGCTATTAAGTGGCTTTGAAATAAATGAGTCGTTTAATAAGTATGATTTTGTTAGATCTTATGGCCTGCCAGAAGAACTAGCTAGGTTTGTGAGTGTTTAAAAAATAATACATAAAATAAAGGAGTAATTAGTTATGATTTTACCAGTTAGAATATTGATGTTTTTGCTTATGTTAACCATTGCCTATTTCATATTTAGATGGAATAACAATAACTCTAAAAAGAAACGTTGGTATGCATTAGCTATTATATTTGCTTTAAGTAGTTTTGGTGCTTTAACAGATACTCCAGAAGCTAGGCATCAAGAAGCAGTTGAAAGCAGCAAAGCAGAAAGCTCTTCAATTAAAGAATCGAAACGTAAGGAAAGTATTTCGATTGAAGAAGATGTAAAATCTTCAAGTTTATCAGAAAAAAAAGCTAGTTCTATCAAAGCTAAGCAATCATCTGCTAAATCATCTGAAAGTAGCTCTAAGAAAATTCCAAGAGAATATGTTTCTGCTTTGATTAAAGGTCAAGAATATGCTGATAGTATGTACATGTCTAAAAAGGCTGTTTATAATCAGCTTACTTCTGACTATGGAGAAAAGTTTTCTTCTGACGCTGCTAATTATGCTATGGCTAACATTAAAGCTAATTGGAATAAAAATGCATTGCATAAAGCTAAGGAATATCAAGAAGAACAAAACATGTCACCAGATGCAATCTATGATCAATTAACTTCAGACTACGGCGAACAATTCACACCAGATGAAGCTAATTATGCAATTCAACATCTTAAAAAATAAGCTATCGAATGGAGTGAATTTAAATGTCAAAAAAATGTTTCATAGATAATGAAAAATTAGGAATGATGACAAATTCATTTAAAACTAAGGACGGTAATGTTTTATGTGCAAAACATGCTGAAGTACTTGGTCTAACTCCTAAAGATGTTTCAGAATTATTAACAACAGATATTAAAGATGATTTCAACGATTTAATGAATGCTATGAAAAAATTCAATATAACGGATATAAACCAATTATCAAAGAGTGAACGTAAATCTTTAGCTTATTTAGCTAAACGTAATTTAAACAAATTATCTCCTGATACATATAAACAAGTTGAAGATATTACAACTCAAATAGCAGGTAATAGATTAATGTTGTTAGGTTTAGGTTTACAAGGTTCTGTTGATAGTTTGACTCCATCTTATTTAACAGCTATCTTAGAACAAAATTGGATTTTAATCAGACAAAACGAACAAATCATTGAGCTGTTAAAAGATAAAGAATAATCTAAACCCGTCGAATTTGACGGGTTTTAAATTTAAGGAGCGATTTTATTATGAAAATAGCAATCTATACTAGAGTATCTACTATGGAACAAGCAGAAGAAGGATACTCTATATCTGAACAACAAGACAAACTCAAGAAGTATTGTGATATTAAAGATTGGAAAGTAGCTAGAGTGTATACAGACCCTGGTTTTTCTGGCTCTAATACAAACAGGCCTAGTCTTCAGCAACTTATCTCAGATTGCAAAAATAACATGTTTGACGCTGTTCTAGTTTACAAGCTTGACCGTTTATCACGTTCTCAAAAAGATACATTATATCTAATTGAAGATGTGTTTAATAAAAATGGTGTTGGTTTCATCAGCCTGTCAGAAAACTTTGATACATCTACTGCATTTGGTAAAGCTATGATAGGTATTCTGTCTGTATTTGCACAACTAGAACGTGAACAAATAACTGAACGTATGACACTGGGGCGCGTTGGTCGTGCTAAGGCTGGAAAGGCTATGGGTTGGTCTAATTGTCCTTTTGGTTACACGATTTATAAAGAAGTTTATGAAATTGACCCTTTTAGAGCTGAGATTGTCAAACGTATCTTCAAAGACTATTTGGCAGGAGTCAGCATTATTAAACTTACTCAAAATCTAAATAAAGAAGGACACATTGGAAAAGAAAATAACTGGTCTTATCGAACAGTTAGACAAGTGTTAGATAACATTGTTTACGCTGGATACATCAAATACAAAAATGAGATTTACCCAGGGTTACACAAGCCTATTATTTCAATGAGTGATTATAAAAAAGTACAAGCTGAGCTTAAAAAAAGAAAAATTACTCAAGCTAAATTACATAATCCACGTCCATTTAGAACTAAATACATGCTATCTGGTTTAATGAGATGTGGATACTGTAATTCTGTTTTACAGATTGCTACAAGTAATTTAAAGGACGGAACACACTTACATAGATATAATTGTCCTAGCTCAAGACCACGCAAACGCTCAACTAACAAACGACATGATTTTGATTGTGGCTTTAAATTCATCAAAAAAAATGAAATTGAAAGTGTTGTTATAAGCGAAATCAAGAAACTACCTTTAAATATGGATAAAGTTATCAATAACCAAGAAAATAAAGATATTTCTAAGGAAATTAAAGCTATCAAAGCAGAATTACAACAGGTTGAAAAGAAACAGGATAAAATGGTTGATTTGTATCTGTTGGATAACATCAACGTTGACGAATTGAACAAAAAGAACGATGAATTGAGTAAACAAAAGGAAAATTTGCAGAAGAGATTAAATAGCCTAATTGATAACAAAAATAAAGAAAAGATTGAAGATTTTATCAAGAATGCTAAAGAAGCCAAAAACATTGATAAGTTAGATTATGAGAAACAAAAAGTCATTGTTAGAAAATTAATTAGTGGTATCAAGGTATTTAACGATAAGGTAGAGATAAACTGGAACATTTAAGCCTAATATTTTTAGGCTTTTTAAAAAAGTTTAGAGAACATCATTGAAATGACGATTGCTTTGTTCATCCAAAGCAAAAAGGCATGCAGATCATATCCACACACCTTTTAAACTATTCTTTATTTTTTACCAATTTATATTGTGCAACTAATGCTTTGGCATTTCCGCCATGGCCGAATTCTCTGAACTCATTGTCACTTTCATTTTCCCAT